TAATGAAAATCAAGTTGTTTTTTCATATACTCTTTGCCACCTGGCAAACCAAGAATACCAGTGCTTCGTATAATTAATTCATCAAGATTTCTTTTTAGAAAAATTCTTTGTTCTTGCGTAGAAGTTCTAAAGTGTTCTGTAAACAAATGAGCAAGCGTTTTATCCTTAAAAGCTAAGTTAGCTTGCTGCCGAACTGTTTCAAGAGTTTTAACTACATTGTCATCATCAACAAATACACCCTTAAATCCTGGATGCAAAGAAAATTGATACTCTAGTTTTCTTCTTGCTCTATCAAGAGTGCCACCTTTAGCAGCAGTTGCTTCAATTACTTTTTCAACTTCTGAAAGATTTCTATTATCTAAATCTTTAAGAAACTTAGAAGTTTCAATTTCGTCTAGTTCTTCCCAACGAGGTTTTCCAAGAAAAGTATTTTTAATTTTTTCTTTTGCTCGTAAACTAAGCTCTCTACCTGGACGAGCAACTGAAGCAGTCTCTCTTGAAAATGCAACACCAGATACTCTACCTTGAACTAACTTTGAAAAGTTTTGTGAATCTGGATTTGTAAATTGAGCCTTAAAAGAATCATAGTCAGTAACGCCAGCTTTAGCCCAGAAATCAATATCCTGATCTGTTCCATGATCTTTGTATTTATTAGAAATTTCTTGCTTAAGCCTACCAGCAGTAACAGCATCTTTAGAATCCATTGCTTTAGCATACTCACCAATTTTTTCACCGTAACCCTTAAAGTAACGAGCAACGGCAGGATTAGCAAAATACTCAATAGAATCTCTACTTGAAAGAAGTGCTTTAGTTAATTTATTAGCTTTACCTAAATTACTTGCACCAGCAGTTAAGTATGTTAGTGGATCAGCAAAAATTTGAAATGCAAAGTCAATGGAACCAGATCCAAACTTAAACCAATCTGGATGCTCTTCTGCTTCTATGCCAAATGATTTATTTACCCAACGTGCAACATTGCGACCAGGAGACAAACGTGCGCGATCAAATTCATCCATAACGTTTGCAATTTTATCTGGCTCATTAAATACTTGATTGACTGCTTCAAGAATAGCTCCATCGTTTGGACCCCAAGCGTCAATAATTTGACCAGGGGTTTTTCCAGCAAGTAAATGCATTGCAGCAAAACTTAATTCTTTACCATGCTTATTAACTAATTTATCTAATTCTTTATTGTCGTAAGCAAAGTCACCATCAAAAGAAGCTTCAAAATTTGTACGAGTCCAAAAGTTTTCTCGGTTAATTGCAGCCTCTTGAGCCATTGTAAATGGAGCGTTGTAAAGTCTTGTGTATTGTTCTGCAGCAGCAAATAAAAATCTAAATGGAGACTTGAATACATCTCCAACACTTAAGCCGTTATCAATGCCAAGTAATTTTCTTTTTACTGGATCTTCAACAAGCATATCACTGGATACTTTTTGACCATAATCAACTTTGTAGTATCCTTGTAAAGTTGCTTGCCAATCTGGATCTAACTTAGCAAACTCTGCAGCAGCTTTTTTGTTATCCATTCTCATTAACTTTTCGTGGGTTGATTTAATTGATGCCCAACCTTCGATTAAGTTACGTTCTTCACGAGTAAGATTTGTACGTGCTCCAGCAGCATAAAGTCCAGGACTTGCTTCAGCAACAACTGGGCTTAAAGATCTTTTAACTGCAGCAGTAGGATCTGCTACAGTTTCACCAAAAGCATTTTGCCTAGCAAAGTTATTTGGTAAAGCAAAATTGTTGTTTTGCTCAGATGGTCCAATAGTCACTATACAATGCCTCTGGAACTAAGGTCTTGCAAAATCATTTCAACTTCTCCAGTTGGATCATTTTGTGCAAGACGACTTAATATTTGTGTAGCACTAAAACTACGTGCAGGAAGATTAAGAGCTTCTGGTCCAGGACCAGCACCTAGTGGATTACCTGTAGTAACTGGTTCATTAGGTCGTTCAGTTGGAGCAAACAAAGAAGTAATTGGAGGAGCACTTGGAACTGATTGAGCTTTAGCCATAGGAGCAGCTGACATTAGTTCTTGAGTAGCTTTGCGATCACCATAAACATTTGGATCACTAGCAACCATATCAGTACGTTGTGACAAAGCACCTGGACCCGATACAGGCTTAGCTTGAGACTTAGTACGAACTGGTCGTTTACCACCTTGCTGAGCCATAATTAATCCTCTTCTTCTTCATCAACAAAATCATTTTCTAATGCATGTTGGATTAATCCAGTTACATGCCATATTGGTGCTTTATCGTCAAATATTGTGCTTGCCCACCATTGACCATCACCATCAAAAAATTCTGCAGTAACAAAATATGTAGTGCAAAACGCACCATCTTGATGAAATGTTTTACCATACTCATCAAGTAGGTCTTTGAATTTATTTCTAAATAAAGCTAAACGTTCTTCGTCTGTCATGCCCCGCCACCAAGACGAGCTAGGATACTAGCAACATCTGGTGGTGGTCCTGCTGGCTGACCCTCTGGTCCCGCTGCAGGTGCTGGAGCACCTTGTTGCATTCCCTCAGGAGCTTCAGGTTGTTCTGGCATTCCTTCAGCTTCTTCTACTTCGCCTTCTTCTTTCTTAAAGATTCCATTACTGCATCTTCAATTGCAGTACCCTTCTTCTTCATGTCAATTACCGTAGCAATCTTTTCAATGATTTCTGAAGGGTCTGCCCCATTAGCAGCCATTTGTGGAATGGCTTGCGTTAATGCTCCTATAGAACCAGCAAGAGCATCACGCATTCGCTCAACATCAATACGATCTTTTTCCAGTCCAACGTTCATACTCCAGGGAAGTTCACTCATTACAAATTCACGGGATAGCAATCCAGCCTGCAAAGCTTGCAACGAAAAGATAAGCGCACGTGATGGATCAAGTCCAGCCATAACTCCGTAGCGAACTTGAATGCTGTAATCGCTCTTAATATCTTTAGATGGTTTGTAGCTAAGTTCATATGGAGCACCTTGATAAACACAAGCCATGTTCTTTTCTTCATCAAACAAAGTCTGATCAATGTGGAAACAAAGCTCCATAACCTTTTGGAATGTTTCAGCAAGGATTTGTTGTCCAGCCTTTACTTGCGAATCAAAGCCACCAAGAAGTGCTTGAACTCCAGAACCTGTAATAATAGACGCATCAATGTTACCTGATCTTCCCTCTGGGTAACGAGCACCCATACGCATTTCTTGTTCAAGTAGTTGTTGTTCTGTAAATGCACCAGTAGGTAGTTCAAGAGCTACACGACGTACACCAGCAGGATTGTTGGTACGAATAACTGAATCTGGACCAAAGGCAAATTCAGATACGTCATTAGGTAGAACCAATGGAGCTTGTACAGATTTTTCTGCAGCTTCCATAGCCAACATGCTAAAGCGAGCACGAGCAATCTGTGCCCAAAGTACATCATCAAACTGACCACGTGGGTCGTCTAGATCAAGTCCAGGACGACGGGCAACTACAACGGATAGTTTGCCGATTGGGTTCTTAGCTTTACGAAGAACTAGATTGCCACGTTGTGGTAGAAACAGGACCACTTGATCGGCATCTTCGTAACGCATTAGTTCCATGTTGTTGTCAAGGTCAGCCATATCGCGACCAAGATCACCAATAATTGCACGTTCGTATTCGGGGAAGTCAACAATTAACTCACGTATAGTCTTAATGTACTTTTTAGTAAAAGATACACAGCGACCAAAACGATCAAACTCTGGGTAAGAACCCATTGGATTTTCAATGCGGATATGTGGCATCATTGCATCAAAGTTAGCATCAACAAAGATTGGCAAGAAACCGTAGGTTAAGTACCAGTCAGCACCTGTATACATCTGGGTCTGAAGATTAGAAAACTCAACGTAGTTATTAGCAATAATGGTTCGCTTGTCAGCAAACTTCTTTGCCTTATCCGAATTGATATTTGCGGTTGAGCAGTTAAAAGATGGAAGTGGGGCAAGAACTTCGGCAATGTCGCGAGCAGCAACATCAACAAAGTTGGCAATCATCGGACGTGACATACCTTCAGGGAACATGTCTGGGTACACGGATTCCATGTTTCCACGACGAACAGCAGTAATGTCTGCCATTCGGTAGTCACGCTCGGCGTACCTGCGCGTAAGAGCCAATACCTTATTGGTAACTTGCTCAGTTGATAATGCCATTTAGTTTCCTAGTATAGACCTGACAATGTTTCCATTGCCATTTCATCAAGGTTTACTACACCTTGCATGGCAACGTTTCTTCTTGTTGCCCACTTGTTGTTAGCGTGAGCCGTTCTAAAGTTACTTTGCTGAATTAATTCTTTTGCTCTAATCTCACAGAACCATAGTGCCATAACACAGTCGGTTGGTCCTTTGGTATCAGCCTTCCAGGTAATTAACTGGTTGACCAAAGCCTTAACGTGCTCATTAGAATTATCGGGAAGCTCAATAAGGTTATCTCTATTGAACTTACCGTCTCGCATACTGCCAAACAATGAGGACATTGCAGCTACACCGAAGTTAACGTCCCACTTATTTTTGCTAGTAAAGTGTTCGCGAAGCGCAGTACCACGGCTAGCAAGCCACATTCGTAGCTGATCATCAAGCGAAAAAGCTTTCTGATAAGCATTGATTTCAATGCGTAGCTCTTGTGGTTGGTAGATTTCTACCCACTCTTTGATTAAGCTATCAATCTTTTGTGGAGTAGATTCAGCCATGTTGTACACATCAAGCACGTATCGCTTGTTGGTCTCTCGATTGACTGCATAGACAACCATAGCCGTTTTGCCAGACATGGCAGGATCTAGCCCCATAATAACAAACCAAGAACCTTGAGAACTTGGGTGTCCAGGAGCATTAAAGTTAAGTCTACCAGCTTTTCTCATTCGGTTAATTGAACCGTTCACAACTGGAAGTGGGAATATCGCATCTTCCTCAACATCTTGTTGCTGGTAGACAAGTGCCCACGTGGAGGGACTGACCTCGCTACGACGTTCAAACAGTCGCTTACCATCCCACTTTACAAAGTGCCCGTTTTCATCGGGGGTAAGTAATTCTGGATCATCAAACTCGTCAGCCCCATCCAGCGGTCTATCAGACCTAGCCCAAAGGGTTTGCCACTTTTCAGGCTTATCGTCAAACTTAAGAACAGCTGGCATGGCTAGGTAAGTGAAAGGCGACTTACCACCAGTCCAGTGTTCAGGATTTCTAATTTCTTTATATAGATCTACAGAAGAAACTCTAGTCCCTGCAATCAGCAAAGTCCCAGTCGAACCCACACGGGTAACGACCATCTTCTGCAACCAGTTGAGTTGCTTCTCCCATTCGTGCGCGTTTGTCGTTGAGACAATATCGTCCATGATGATTAGATCCGCACGAGTACCGTAAATCTGCTGCCCAATACCAAGAGCTTGAACCGTCGGGTCCTTCTCGCCTGAGTCGCGTTCGAGATAAATTCTGTCTGCAGTCCATTGGTCTGCCGTCTCCTTATAGCCCCCTGGAGGACCATAGACCTGTTGCATCTTAAGCCACGGCTCTTCAGTCATGCGCTGCTTGATAGAGTACAAGAACTCCTTGGCGCGTGTCTGGGTCTGGGAAATGACTACAATCCTGATATTAGGATTTAGAGCAATTTTGTACATGGCATAGTTAACCGTCATGGTGGTTGACTTAGCATGTTCAGGTGGCACGTTGATCAAAAGCCTACGGCGGTTAGCTGGCTCATAGATCATCGAAGGGTGTTGCCACGTCGGGTCTCGACCCTCAAGAACGTCAATCCAGTTTTGCTGATGAGGGAATACCTCGGTGTTCAAGAACTCTCGCGAGAACGTGGCAAAATCAATATTATGTTTATTTTCACCTAGTGAGGCAGCGATGGCATCTGACCCAAAAGCGGAGGCTTCCTCGACCTGCGCCGCGAATTCCCCATCTAGGAGCCAAGATCTAAGGGCGGTCTTTTTCTTCCCCACAGCAGCAAGGGCGGAATCCATATCGATGCCCTGCTTAAGAAATGAAATAAACTTTCTTTGATCTTCAATTTGCCGAAGTCTGGTATGGTGTTGATCTCCAGCTTTAGCAGCCATAATAAACCTAATTATCCTAATAATACTATTAGTATTAATAATAGTAATAGTAAGCAACCCCTCCAAAGGGGGTTGCAATTAACAGGCAAGCCATAAGGCAGGCTTGCTAATATAATAACCTACACTATTACTAACCCTGTTACAGAACACTTGTAACGCTCTGTTATCTAATTGTTACCTAAATCACATGGATTGTTATAAACAAAACAAATAAATAATACTAGGGGCAAACAACTAACAATAAATTAAATTAGACTCTACAGTACTACACCACTACGCGGTTATAAACCCTAGGTCAAGTCTAAGCCATACAATACCAGCACAGTCTTAGAGTTCTTCAGTCTAGAGCAGTACAGATTGGAGCAGAGATAGTCCCCCTACTACTAGACTGACTACCCCTTCCCTATTAAATAAACTATTACATCGTATTAAATCACTTGTTTGTTTGGTTGACTGTCTGGTGACATACTTTCCCCCCTGTGTTGGCTTTTACTTTACTTTCTTCTTTTGCATTTTTTTCCCACTTGACTCGCTTGTGGGTTGGTTACCTGAGGAGGTAGTTATGCATTTCTATCTATATGAATCATTGGTCGGTTTGAGCAAGGTCTCATTCCTAACCGAGAAGCAGGCTCGTTGGAACGCAATCCAGCAGAAGGAGCGCAACCCAGAGTTAGGCTTCGTAACCGTTGTCGCGTTCGACCGTGAGTTGACCGACAAGGAACGCGCATCCTACGAACCAGAAGTCGTGAGTGCCTGGTAGTAGACGAAGCAGGAGGGTCGGGGCTGGCAACAGCCTCGGCTCTCCTTTTCGGGTTAGGTTCAGGTTGAAGACATCAGCCTACTAAGTATAGCAATCAAACAATCAGGAGGAACAATGCTAGAAACAATCAATGGGTTCGACTTATTACTTATAATTATTATTACTATCGCTGGCTTTAAGATTTACAACCTCAACCGAGAGTGTGAGTCTTATGTAGCTCAGATCATGCAAGTCTCTTGGGAATTACAACAAGAGATACAGGCTCACAAGACTACCATCAGGAACGCAGATAAATGTATTTACTGTGTAGGTATCGAAGACTTTATAACAGGTGACGAGTGCATCTGTCCACCATTCTAGATGCTTTGGTGACGACCACCTGCTCCGCGGGGTGGTCGTTGCTATGGTTTCTAGACGGAAATCAGCCAGTCACAGAACAGGAGTAAACAATGACTGATGCAGTGTACGAAGACGACGAGAAGTTAGCAAGTATTCTCGACGTGCTAAAAGCAAGTGAACTATTCGGTGAGATAATCAGTGTACGATCTATCCTTGAGCAAGATGAAGCAGATGTAATTGAAGATGATTGGGTAGATGTTCAGACCAAGTATGGACACGACACTGAAGACTATGTATGGGATCATATCGCACAGAATGTAGATGGCTGGACGATTACACCAGTAGCATCTACTATCTCTCTAGAAACTGAGCCAGTATCAGGACATGACTGGATCTCACCAGTCACTAACACTGGTCGTAAGATCTATGTAGTAACTGGAGTGCGAGCACTATGTGGACTCAAAGAAGCAGACTGTATGGACGCACACTGTAGCCACATACCAGTGATTGAACTAGAAGATGAGATTCGCTATGAGTTCAAGCAAGACTGGAACTCTATAGCTGACCGACCATCAGAGAATTTCTTTATGGGATTACCAGGTCTTAGATACATAGAAGATGATCAGATGTATTACACTCGCCTTAATTCAGTATGTCCTCATTGTTTTATTTATACTCCAAACAGAATGACTGAATGCCAGAACTGCGACAGAGTATTGGTATCTGTATGAAATCGCCACGCCCCCACTCTGTGGGGGGCGTTGGCTCCCAACAAGGTAAAGGATGACAATGGAAAATACATTGACAGTGACAGGTAAGTTGAAGAACATCAAGGAGTTCGATCAGTACGGCTTGATGATTGTAGGTCAGTTAACCCAAAAGGTTGGCAATGAACGAGCAAAGTTCACCATTCCAGTAGCTTGCTTTGATGAGAGCATCGCAGCAACACTACGAGGATTGCGTGAAATGCAAGACGGACAAGGCTTTACACCAGTAGTGAATATCGTAGGTGAATTAGACACCAAGTTTGATACTCGCTTTGGAGTAGAGAATACAGATCGTCGTGCTCCTTTAACTCGGATCTTAATCAAGTCAGTAGAACTAGCAGATATCTAAATACAAACTAAAGGAAGAGTCAGAGTAAATTACTCTGGCTCTTTCTTTATGTTAGAGATGGTAGGTAGACAAGTGGTTACTAAGTGTAATCATGTTTACAGTCCTGAGTGTGACAGTTGTGGAGAGGACAACACATACAGATGGATTGTTTGTGCAAGGTACAAAAAAGACTGTCCTGATTTTGCTTGCATTAAATGCGGTGAGATAGAGACACTAACAGAAAAGAGAAGCAAGTGAGTACAACAAAAGAAATTGACTTAGGCGCACTAAGTCCAGAACATTTGAACATTGTTCAAGATGTATATAAAATTATGGCTTTCTTACTAGATGAAGATGCTAAGTATGATCAGCTAAATACTGAAGAACTTGAGCTAATCCACCTAGCAACAAGCAACATTAAGGTACGTGACGGTGTACTTAAATACTTTAGTGATGCACCATTTAACATTCGCGTAGACATTATGAAATCATTTACAATCATTAGCCAGGCTATGGTTGACAATGAAGAAATGGAAGCAGAAACAATTGGTTATACATCAATGTTACTAGCTGCATTTATGCTATGTCATGCAGGTATGTTAGAAGACTTTGATGAAGATCGTGATGTTGAGTACGAACTAAAGTTAGTAGATGATTTGCTACATGAAGCAGAGATTCTAGGCTGCACAGCAAGTTTACTATCACTACTACAACTAGCACGTAGACACGACGTACCACCACGTATCTTCTACTCATCACTACAAGCAGTTACATTCCATCACACAACAGATCCAGTTGGACATCTTAATGGGTAGAAGAATACACGTAATAACAAAAGGTCCTAAAGAAATAAAGCGAGAGAAAAAGCAAGCTCTCAAATTAAGGCAGGCAAAATGATTACAACTAGTAGTGGTACGCAGTACTACACACAGCAAGAAGTTACTAACAAGATCAATGAAGTCATGGAAGATGGCTATCGTATTACCAATGCTATCTATGAAAAAGCAAAAGAAATGGATTGGTGTAGTGAGTATGATGATTGGGCTGAAGATACCAATAAAGATCTTAAGTTCTTTGAGATCCCATTAATGCGTAGAGAGTATGCAGTTACATACACATTGACACGTTATCAAGAAGTAGAAGTAACAGTACAAGTAACTGCACGTAATGAAGATGATGCAGAAGACCAAGCAGATGAAGCATATTGTTTAAGTGAATTAATTGAAAAAGCAGATGATGATGAGTGGATAACCAAGAACGAAGAGATTGAAAAAGTAGAAGCACAGGAGATATAGGTGAGCATTAAAGACGAGCCGTGGTTTAACGACCCGTTTAATTGGTATGAAGAGCAAGGACGCCCAGAAATTGTAGGTATAAAAGTAACAGATAATGTTGCACTTGATTTTCTTCAAGCACTATACCAAATCTATAAACGATTAGAACATAATGATAATAAAAAAGCAATGGAAGATGCTAAGCAGTTAGCAATACTCTTACTAGCTAGTGCATTTGATTATGCTGAAGAAGCAATAGATGAATTAATTATACACGAAGTAGCAAGTACAGATATAGACGCTGCATTTGCAGAGATGATAGAGGAACAAAATGACTAGACGTAATCCATATACAGTAATCGGTACGCACTGTGAGTATGAAGTTAATTCAGCTCACGATCTAATGAAGCAAGCTGGACTTGACTGGAAGGTTACATTAGAAAATGTATATACAACTGGAGATACTGGAGTATTAGAAGTACCAGATAGATATGCAACAGTTAAGTGGAATGAAGGAAAAATTCAACCACTAGCAATAGTAGGTTCAAGATACAAAGTATTACAGAATGATGAGATCTTTTCATGCCTTGACGACATCGTTAACAACAGCGATGCACGTTATGGTGCAGCAGGTGAACTCAAGAATGGTAACGTAGTATGGGCAACCATTGAACTACCAGCTAACATCACAGTTGGTGATGATCCACACAATGCATATGTAATTGCACGTACATCACACGATGGTAGTATGCCATTCCAAATGACACCAGTTGTTAACCGATTAAACTGTACTAATCAAATCAATGCAGCCATGATGAGTGGCAAAGCTAAGGGTATTTACTATCGTGTTAAGCACAGCCCTAACAGCAGCATCAATCCAGATGACATCCGAAAAGCATTCAAGATTATGAATGAAGATGTTCAGAAGTACGCAACAGTATCATCATACCTACGTTCAATTGAATTTAGTAATGAAGAGTTTAAGAACTTTGTTAAGCGAGTGTATCCACTGCCTAGCAAGATTGAGTTCTCACCATATGAAATGCTCAGTGCAGGTGAACGTACGTCTAAGACAAGGGCAGAGCGAAGCAGAGCCAGTGCATTAAACGTATGGATTGGTGAGACAGACACGCAACACAACATTAAGAACACTAAGTTCGGTGCATTCCAAGCAATCGTGGAAGCAACCGATCACTTCAGTAAGAGTTACACCAAGCAAGCAAGCAAGATGATTCTTGGCACGGACATAGCCGTTAAGTCACGTGCCCTACAACTATTAGGAGTAAGCAATGGGTCTTGATATGTACCTAAAT